CTGGATCGCGCCAACACGGTCCGCGCCCGGTGACAAAACGGCACCGCGCGGAATTCCACAATCCAACCATTTGACAAATAAGGTGATACCAATCATAATCGCGCCAAAGCCATGCCGAAACGGACAACAATCCCCGCGATGGCCGACCGTGTCGAAGTGTGGCCGTTGAGCCGCTTGGTGCCCTACGAACGCAACAGTCGCACCCACACCGACGAGCAGATCGACCAGGTTGCCGCGTCGATTCTCGAATTCGGGTTTGTGGCCCCAATCCTGGTGGACGAGAAGAACGGCGACATCCTGGCGGGCCACGCCCGGCTGCGGGCGGCGCGCCGCCTGGGGATGGCCGAGGCACCCGTGATCCCGCTTGGCCATCTTTCCGAAGCGCAGAAGCGGGCCTACATCATCGCCGACAACAAGCTGGCCGAAAACGCCGGATGGGACGAAAAGATGCTCCGCGGCGAATTGCAAGAGCTTCTGGCCGAGGACTTCGACGTCACGGTTACCGGATTCACCGACAAGGAAATCGAGCATCTGCTCGAAATGTCGGGCGATCCCATCGACGGCGACACCGACCCCGATGAAGCGCCGGCTACATCGCAGGAGTTGGTCACGCGGCCGGGCGATTTGTGGCTACTCGGCAACCATCGCCTGGTCTGCGGGGACATGATGGATCCGGCTGTGGTCGCCGCCGCGATGGACGGCGAGAAGGCGCAACTGGTCCTCACCGATCCGCCCTACAACGTGAATTACCACAACAGCGCGCGCGCCAGGCGCGAGGCGCGGGTCAACGGCCATCGGGAGAAGGAGCACGACGTCATCGAGCAGGACGACACGTCGCCCGAGGACTTCCAGGATTTCATCGACGCCGCCATGCGGACCTATGCCGCTTGCCTGCTGCCCAACGGGTCGATGTATACCTTCCTGGCGCTGATGCGGCATACCGCGTTTGAGTGCGCGCTCGAAGGCGCGGGCTTCGTCATCCGATGTCACATCGTGTGGGCGAAGAATCACTTCGTGCTGACTTTCAATCGCTACAAGCAGCAACACGAAACGGTTGTCTATTGCCACCTGAAGGGCCAGCAGGATGTCTGGTACGGCGACAACACGCAATCGACCATTTGGGCCGAGAAGAAGCCCCTTGCCAGCCGGGAGCACCCGACCATGAAACCCGTCGAGCTTCTGGAGCGCGCGTTGATGAATTCCACGCGCCGCGGCGATCTGGTGATTGACTTCTTCGGCGGATCCGGCTCGACTCTCATCGCCTGTGAGCGCCTGGGCCGGAAGGCGCGCTTGATCGAAGTCAACCCGGTTTACTGCGATGTGATCCTGAAGCGGTGGGCGGCTTACACCAGGCGCCAGCCGATTCTCGGGGCCGGGGGATCCACGTTCCTGCAGATCGAGCGGGAGCGATTGTTATTGGAAAAGCAGGCCAAGCCGCCGCAGCCCGAGCCTGGGCCCAGCGATTTGGTCGAGCAACAAGTTTAGACCATGCTGATGACAGTTACCGAATACGCGCGCCATCGCGGCTGCGCGTTGAATGCGGTCCTGTATGCCGTCAAACAGGGCCGGGTGGAGCGCGAGGCCGATGGGCGCATCGAAAGCGACCGGGCGGATCACGACTGGGAAAAAAACACGCTGCACACCAATGCGCGGTACGGTCCGAAACCGAAGCGCGAGGATGCGCCCAAGCCCGCGGCCACCCACGCGCGGCGGCGCGCCGCTGCCGAGGCGGAAAACGGCGGCGACCCGGTGCGCGGTCTCGACTTCAGCAAAGCGCGCGCGGCGAAGGAAATCTACGAGGCGCGCATCAAGAAGCTGGAATGGGAAGAGCGCGTCGGCAGCCTGGTCTCGAAGAAGGCGGTCCAGATCGAAGCCTTCAATTCATTCCGCATCCTGCGCGATGCGTGCTTCAACATTCCCGACCGCATTGCCAGCCAGATTGCCGCTGAAACCGATCCGCAGATGGTTCACCAGCTGCTGCTGGACGAGTTGCGGCATGTGTTTGACGATTTCTCCAGCCGGGACGCCGGGAAGGAGGAAGCGGTCGCGTGAGCAGCCTCTTCACTGGCGAACCGCTTCTCACTGGCGGCGGCGAATTCTACCGCGCCGCAGCGAGGGCCGGGGCCAGGCCGGATCCCAATCTCAACGTTTCCGATTGGGCCGACAAGCACCGCTTCCTTACCACCAGGTCGTCGCCCGAGCCGGGGCCGTGGCGCACGGACCGCACGCCGTTTCTCAAGGCGATCATGGACGATCTCTCGCCGCGCTCGAAATGCACCACGGTCGTCTTCATGAAAGGCAGCCAGATCGGCGGGACCGAGTGCGGGAATAACTGGATCGGCTTTATCATCCACCTGGCGCCGGGGCCGATGATGGCCGTGCAGCCGACGACCGACATGGCCAAGCGCAACTCGAAGCAGCGCATCGGTCCGCTGATTGAAGATTCCGACGTGCTGCGCAACCTGGTCCGCGATCCGCGCTCGCGCGATTCGAGCAACACCACGCTGGCGAAGGAATTCCCAGGCGGCATCCTGGTGATGACGGGGGCCAACAGCGCCAAGGGATTGCGCTCGATGTCGGCGCGGTACCTGTTCCTCGATGAAGTCGACGGCTACCCCGGCGACGTCGACGGCGAAGGCGAGCCGTGCGAATTGGCCATCGCGCGCACCAGCAACTACGCCGCGCGCAAGAAAGTCTTCATCTGCTCCACCCCGGTGTTGAGCGGGCGCAGCCGCATCGAGCGCTTCTATAACGAAAGCGACCAGCGGCAGTATTGGGTCCCGTGTCCGTTCTGCGCAGCCATGCAGGTGCTGCGCTTCGAGCAGCTGCGCTGGCCGAAGCGCGACCCGAGCGCGGCGCATTACGTCTGCGAGGAGTGCGGGCGGTCGATTCCCGATCACGCCAAAAACTTCATGCTGCCGCGCGGCGAGTGGAAGGCGCAGCAGGTCAACGACGGCCTGGTCCACGGTTACCATCTCTCGAGCCTCTATTCGCCCGTGGGCTGGCTTTCCTGGGGCCAGATCGCAACCAAGTACGAGAAGGCCGGGACGGATCGCGAGAAGCTGCAGGTTTTCCAGAATACAATCCTGGGCCAGCCGTGGGCCGACGTGGGCGAGGTCCCGGATACGGACCGCCTCTACGAGCGGCGCGAGACTTACGACATCGGGCGCGTGCCGCACGGAGGCCTGCTCCTCACCGCTGGCGTCGACGTGCAACTGAAGCGCCTGGAATGCGAGATCGTGGCCTGGGGCCGCAACCGGATTTCCTGGAGCGTCGATTACCGGGTATTCGAAGGCGACACCAGCCAGCCCGGTGTTTGGGACCAGCTTGGGAAGGTGCTGGATGAGGATTTCGAGACGGAGTACGGCGGCCAGGTGCGAATCACGAAGATGGCCGTCGATTCCGGCTTCAACACGATGGCCGTTTACGATTTTGTCAGGCGTATGTCGCCGCAACGGGTGATGGCCATCAAGGGAGACAGCCGCATCTCGTCGTTGATCGGACCGCCGAGCATGATCGAGGTAGGGCCGCAGGGCCGCGTGAAATACGGCATCCGCCTGTGGAAGATGAATCCAAGCATCGCCAAAGAAGAGCTTTACCGCTGGCTGCGCACATCGGTCCCGGACCGGGCTGCGGGCGAACCGTGGCCCACGGGATTCTGCCACTTCCCGCAGTACTCGAAGGAATACTTCGAGCAGCTGACCGCCGAGCAGCTGGTGACGCGCACCATGGGCGGCCTGCGGCGCACGATTTGGGAGAAGCGCCGCGACCGTAACGAGGCCCTCGATTGCCGGGTGTACGCGCGCGCCGCCGCCGCCAGCCTGCGCTTTGAAGCCTGGAGCGCCACCAGGTGGGACGAGATGGAAAAGGCGCTGACGGTCGAACGGCCAACGCCGCAATCGGCCAGGCGCGATCAGCCGGGCACCCCGGTCCCGGAATTCCGGCCGATTCGTGCCAAGGAGACATTTCTCGAATGACGCCTACTCCCCCAATGACTCCCTGCGAAGCCCTGGCGAAGGCCAAGGCGCAGATGCTCCTGCTGGCCAGCGGCCAATCGCTGGTCTCGGTGGAAACCCCGCAACTGGGCAGGGTGGAATTCGGGCGCGGATCGATTGCCGATCTACAGCGCCTGATCGACTCGCTGACCGGAGAATGCGCTGCTTCTCTCGGCCTGAATGATGGGACCAGTTCGCGGCGGCGTCCCCTGAGCATGGAGGCCTGGCCGTGAGCGCTGCTGCGGTCATCCCAACGCCGCCGATTATGCCGGCGCGGCGCTTCGGAACTGGTCCCGAGGTGCGCTATCGGTCCTCGTCCTATTGCGATACCGCCTACGCCGGGGCATCGCGGATCCGAAAGCAGTTAAGCAACTGGCAGCCGATCAGGGCTGCCGCCGACGCCGATCTGTTGCCCGATTATGATTTGCTGGTCGCGCGGTCGCGCGATCTGGACCGCAATAACGGCGTGGCGGCGGGCGCGTTCCAGACGCTGCAGGACAATACGGTCGGCATCGGCCTACGCCTGTCCTGCTGGCCCGATTACCGGGCGCTTGGCCGCGACATCAACTGGGCCGAGGATTGGAGCCGCACTACGGAAAGCCTGTGGCGCACGTGGGCCGAATCCTGCGCCTGCGATGCTGCCGGGCGCTCGAATTTCGCAACGCTGACGCAGCTTGCATTTCGGTCGGTGCTGCAGAATGGCGAGGCCCTGGCGCTGCCCTTGTGGCTGGAGCGCAAGGAGACTCCGTTCCGCACCTGTCTGCAAATGGTCGAAACGGACCGACTCAGCAATCCCGGCAATGCGATTCCGACGACGTATATGCGCGGCGGCGTGGAGACCGACGTCTACGGGCGTCCCATCGCCTATCAAATCCGCAAGGTGTCGACGTGGATTGGGATGCTGTACCCGGCCTACAGTTCGATTGCTTCGGAGTGGGAACGCATCCCCGCGGAAACCGACTGGGGCCGCAAGCGTGTTTTGCATATCATGGCGCAGGAGCGCGTCGATCAGACGCGCGGCAAACCCCTGCTGGCCCCTGTGATCGAGCAGTTCAGGATGCTGGACGCTTACCAGCGCACCGAATTGCAATCGGCAATCGTGAATTCCCTGGTTGCCGGGATCATCGAGACGCCGCTCGATCCGGCAGGCATCGCGGAGTTAATGGGCGGCGATGCCAACAAGTACCTGTCCACGAAGGCCGATTATCGAATCCAACTGGAGGGCGGCACCTTCATCCCGCTGTACCCAGGCGACAAGATGACGCCGTTCACCCCGGCGAGGCCTGCGCCGCAGTTTTCAACCTTCGTTGAAGCCGTCCTGCGGCAGATCGGCACCGCGCTTGGGATGCCGTACGAGTTAATCCAGAAGGATTTCTCCAAGACCAACTACTCCTCCGCGCGCGCGGCGCTGCTCGAAGCCTGGCGCTTCTTCATCAACCGCCGCACCTGGCTGGCAACCTACTGGGCCGGGCCTGTCTACCGCCTCTGGCTCGAAGAAGCGGTAAACGCCGGCCAGATCGAAGCGCCGGACTTTTACCAGAACGTGGCCTACTACGCGCGCGCCAAATGGATCGGTCCCGGCCGCGGATGGATCGATCCGGTGAAGGAAGCCGAGGCCGCGCAGATCCGCATGGCCAGCATGATCTCCACCCTCGAAGCGGAATGCGCCGAGCAGGGTCTCGATTGGAACGACGTCGCCGAGCAGCGCGCGCTCGAAACCGCGCGCCTCAAGCAATTGGGGCTGTACGTCGCGCCAGTGCCCCCAACCAAACCACAGAGCGAACCGGCAACGCCAGAGCCGTTGCCAGTAAGGGAGCCGGTTTAATCATGCGTGCCCGTCCTTTGCTGCGCATCATGAGCGCAATCCAGGAATATCCGTGGGCCATCAGCGAAGAAGGGATGGCCACCATCCAGGCCATTCTCGACCGCGCCATGACCGGGGCCGAGGTGGATCTTGAAGCCGTCGCCGCGCGCCTGGGCAAGCCGCTCGAAAACACAGGCGGGCGCGTCGAAATGCGCGGCAGCATCGCCGTGCTCGATGTGGAGGGCCCACTCTTTCGCCGCGCCGATCTTTTCGCCGACA